TCCGTCTCTCAATCCTTGACTCTCTGCTTGTCCATACTTGGTAATGTAATGGTATTTCTTTGGACTATCAACCAATAGCTTTATGCTACTGCTACTCAACGCAAGTCTGTTTAACTCTCCGTAATAAAACTCATCGTCTGTCATTCTCTCAATGACTTTTGCCTTGTCGTATTTCTTTTGATCTAATAATTGAATTTTCATTTTTTAAAGTATTTCTTTTTAACAACAGACCACCAAAGCCCTATTTGATTAAAATTAATAAATTCCTCTTTTGTTAATACGTGAACGTGTCCTGTCTTATCTATGTACGTCCAAAGTCCTGTTTCTAATTTTTTAAATGTTTTCATTTTTTTATCTTTTAAATTATCTCATATCGCCCTCAAAACAACTCCCACTGCAATACTGCTTGTCATCGTACATTGGCTTTCCACAAAAACTGCATTCGTAATCTGGCTCATAAGCAGGGTTTCCGTAATCTACTATCTCCATTTTTATAAGTTTTCCATTATTTGATAAAGTGAATTGTCATATCTGTTGCCGTTACCCAACGCTTGATCCAATCCGTAACAACCATACGCTTTATAGTTATTGTAATACTCTGTTCCTCTCAACGTCTGATCGATTAACTCTTTTGCCTCCTCGATCATTTCGATTGCCTCTTGTAAATTTTCAAATCTATTCATTTTTTTGTCTTTTGAATTATTAATTAACTACGTTAAAGATATTAAATTTTTTTAATATAACAAGCACTTTGTTAAATTTTTTTCCAAATTTTTAATTCTCTCTCCAACTCTTCAATTTTTATCTCTGCTTTTCTGGATCTTAATACGGCTCTGTTTTTATCCTCTCTGTATTGACTCATTGCCTTGTCATACATTTTGCGATCCATTTGCAGGTTGTTTACATAAAAGAAAATCCTTGCTATGGCTTTACTCATTTCGGTCAAAGTAGGGGTTTCTTTTTTCTTGCATTGATCCAGAATAAGAGTACTCAACATCTCAATGTCAGTTAAGTACTCCATATCTTTTAATAGGTCTATTTTAGCATTCATCTCCAAAAGCCTCTTGCAACTTTAACTCTTCTTTTGCCTCCTCCAATTTCTTGGTAAATAACTCAATCAAGCACTTTGCTTTTTCAACCTTTGATGTATGGTAATCTAATTCCCATTTAGCATCTTTTAACTCCTTTTCGTAAATCTCGATAAATTGTGTCTTCATATCTATTAAATTAATTGTTATAAACTATTCTACTATTTTGTAATACTTCTAATTTCTTTTTAAAATCTCCTTTGATCTTTCCGCATAGTGGGTACAACTCTGTAACAACCTTTGTCCCTGCTTTTAATTTTTTATTCTTGTAACTCCAATCCTCTGTCAGCACCATTTCTTTGCGACCACAGTAACCCATAGTCTCTCTGTCTGGATTTTCTAACTTAATACTTCCGTAATATTTATTTTGGTACATAATATCCATATGGTAGCCAAACGTTTCAAATATCTTGTCCATTATCTTAATATTTTAAATCGTCTAACTTTAATTTTTCCTCAAACTCCCAAAAATCTGCTCCGTTATGCTCTTCTAAAATATGATTAACAATATCAACACATTTTTGAGCATCTATATTTTTATAGGTTGGGTTTAATAAATCGGAAATGTCATAACCATTCATAGCATAAGTTTCTACCATTTTAACGTATGCTCTTTTTGTAACTTTTAAATTCAACTTTTTATCTTTTAAGTATTAATTCTTTGACAAATATAAAACGTATAAACGACTTATCAAAATTTTTTAATAAAAAAAGGTAAAAAAAATGTTATTTCTTTTTGTTAAAGTAATCTTTCCAGATGCTAACTCTATCCTCTCCAACCTTGTCCACAATACTTGCAAGTTCCTCTTTTAATAAAAAAACCTCCTTTTGAATTTTATTGTTTCCCCAATATGAAGTCGTAGGGCAACTCTTCTCAAAAACTTTTATGTCTTTTAATTTATCCAACCAAAACCAATAGCTACCTTGTGGATCACTAACAAAATAAATCTTTACAATATCGGAGTCCAATTCCATTAATGTATCGTATTTCTTTTTTTCGAGCATTTTGGTCTCATAATACTTTTTGCGAAACTTCATCTCAATAACGCATTTGTTTCCCTTTGGTGTAACACCTATCGCATCGTAGCACAAATTCTTATCTCCAACCCACTCCAACTGCCAATCGTCAAATGTATTCAACATTAAGACAAATGCTTTTTCAAATTTATTAGTTGTTTTTATCTTGCTCATAAATATCATTTAATTGAGCAATCCAACTCTTTATTGTTTTAGGGCTACAGGTACAAGGTTTATAAAAGGTATGATTAAAATACTTTGCGTGTAATTCACAAACCATTGTAAACTCCTTTTTACTTAATACATTTTTTTGGCTACTTCTAAACTTCTCCCAATCTTTTTTGTCTATTTTATCCATTTGTCCAATCTGTCAATTTTAATTTCGTTCCACTCTTCTCGCCTCTTATCGCAACCGCAATCCTCATATCCAAAAACTTTTGTGAGTTTTTTTACGATCCAACGAATGCCTGTATATTTTGTAAAATAGTAAACTAAATCTCCCAACCTCATAACAATTTTGTTATATCGTTTAAATCTTTATTTTTGATCTCATATGTAGTGCAACCAAAAACTGTAAACGTTCCGTTGTCTCTTTGCCTCTTCGTTCCCTTTTTAAACTTCTCGGCTCTCTCAAATAACTCCTCCTTTGTAACCCAACCGCAAGCAGTAACATCGCTTGTCTTTTTATTCAATGAAGCAAATATGTAAATGTCACATTTGAAATGTTTTTGCAATCCAGAAAAATTGTGTACATAATCTGGTCGCATATTCACGTTTCTGCCCATTGTTTTAATATCGACTTTTTTGTCTCCGAGCATCATATCGTAACCTCCGTCAAAATCATTTTTAAACTCAAAATCCTGCTTGAATAATTGGTGTACTTTCATTTCTCCCAAAAGTCCAATATATTGATGTACTTTTTTTCCGTCAAAGTCTCCTCTGTTTCCTATGTCATTATTTTTAAGAAACTCCCAAACCTTGTTTTTTTCTTCCTGTGTAATTGTTATTCTCATTTTTTTATTTTTTGGTTTAACATCTTTTTAATTTTCAAAACTGTTCTCCGTATGGAGTGATAATCAATCCCTGTTTTTTCAGCAAGTTGCGACATATTCCAACCCTCCAGAAAAACCAACTCATAAATTTTAATTTCATATAAATGCCATTTTTTTATGTCCTCCTTAATTTCCTGTAATCTCTCTTCATATTCAAAACCTCCATTCAAAACAAATGGCTCATTGTGAATTTCGTCTGTAAAAATAATTCTCTTTTTTTTCTTTGACTGATCCAGAAACATATTACGCAGAACTTTAAACACAAAATAATAATTGACCTCTGTTTCATTAAACATCAATGTCTTGTTATACTTTCCTTTCCAACTATAAATTTTAATATACATATCCTGCACCATATCCTCTGCAACGCTATCCGCTCCAAATGACTTGGCAATCCGTACCCACTTATCGTGGTCCTGTGCTAACAATGTAATAACGTTATTCCTCTTCGTCTGGTTCAATTTTATTTATAATTTTATGGACTAAAATGTACAACTCTGCAATCGCTTTTTCAATTCTTTTGATCCTTTGATCGACTGTATATTTTTTTGGTGTTTTCATACTGTTACTAATTTTTTAAACTCTTCTCTTATCGGCTTTTCCAATATCGGCTCTCCGTTGATCTCAAAACCCACATTGCCAACCATACTGCGAAACCTTATTGGCTCATCTATTGATGTTGGTTTGCCTCCTGTCTCAATCTCCTTGACTTTCCTAACGTGAATATGGCTTTGCATCCAATCCGCAGGGTGTTGTATGTAGCGATGTATTACAATAAAATCGTCTGCACGATTAACAAATTTTCCGCCGCCCTCAACATCTGATGCCATTGGTGGTATAGGGTGTCCGACATACTCGTGCCCAATAGGGTGTTTCTGTCTTAACGCATTGGTATTTGCGTGAGTATTTAACCACGTTGTAACTCCATATGTTTTGCTAAAAACTCTCATCTCTGTTGTTGCTTGGTAGTCATATTCGTGACCTCCTAAACTCTTCATAAGTTCATTATCTTTAATTAAACTATTGTACGGATCAATAAGCAACCCTTGATAGTCCCACGCTTTTTTGTATGCCGTTGCCAACTCAATAATTTGTCTATATGTGTACAACTGCCCATTGTCAATAATTTTAAAATAGCCACTAATAAAATCCAAATGACTATTAAAAACCTCCTCACTTATTTTTGTTATTGGTTTCTGCTCCAGAAACTCAACCAACTTTCGCAAAATACTATGTGGCTCGTTCTCACTACTAAAAATTAGCCACCTCTTATTTAGCCGTTTAGCAAAAACTAACATTAGGTAAAGGATCACTGTTGTTTTACCAACATTTGCGTGTCCTAAAATTACATTAAAGTTCCCCTCTTTAAATCTGATGTAGTCATCTATTGCAGGAACTCCAATTTTTTCGCCCTCTTTAATTTCTCCTGTTCGTATCTTATTTAGTTTGTCTTTTACTGTGTTGAAATCTATTAACATTTTTTGGTTTTTTTATAAAATTATTAAATTTTTTTGAATATACAAATTAAAAGCAAAAAAAAAGAGAGCCGTTAAGCTCTCCTCTTCTTAAATTAAATTAAAAAGGCAGGTCTGCCTCCTCTTCTCGACCTTTCAAATGATCCTCAACTGCTACATCATTTTTAGGTGTCGGTTTAAATGTTGAAAGTGATGCATAAAGTTTCCCTGCTTTACTTTCGCAAATCTGGATCTTTCCGTAACCTTTGTTGGCTTCAAAAACGTCTTTGTACTCAACTAACATTTTCGCTAATTCGTCAACCTTAAAAGCTAACTCCATTTTAACCCATTCAACGTTGCCGTCATTTATAAACATTCCTTTTACTAATTCGCTACTTTTACTCATATCTATGTTATTTATTATGTTAATTTATGTTATTTATTAATTTTCTGAATAGTTGGTTTACTACCGTAAGTTTGACCTTTTTTTGGTTTCTGGAAACTTTCGCTTTCGTCCTCTCCAAAAACTCCTAATTCATAAAAGCCTGTCAATTTAAGCACCGCTCTGCTCATTGCTCTTTTTTCAGCCATTTCCGCAACATACCACGAATTGGTATTGCCGTCCTTATATCCCTCGCCTTTTAATGCTGATCCAAACGTTTGTATTGTTTTATCTGCTTTGGTTGCGATTGCTTTAAATACCGCGAAACTTGGCTCACACCTTATCACTTCATAATCAATCGACATCTGTTCAATTGCCTGTATCTTATCAATACCTTGTCTTGTAATAATTGTGTAGTGTTGATGTTTAAAAAAGTCCTCCTTTTCTAATTCGTACTTTCTGTATAAATCTACTAACTTGTTTTTGTTCATTTTATTAATTATTAAATGTTACTTGTTTTGCAATTTCTAATTGTGCAGATAAAAACTCAATCTTATCATTTAGTTTCTGGATCTCTCTGCT